ATTAACTTATTATGTTTTTTATAAATGTCTGAATCAAATTTCAAAAGTGTAGGAGAACAATTGAAGCAAGTAGCTTCAATTTATAGTAAAAAGGAAAAAAGCTTAACTGATGTATTGAACAGTTTTTCTAGTATCAATACCGATGTGTTGTCATTAAAGGAAAACAACGAGCAATTTAATTATTCATCATATGATTTCAAAAAATGTTCAAAGAATGAGCAGGAGGATTTTTTCAATAAGAATCTAAAATCATTTGAAACATTGATATGCAACAGCATTACAGATAGCAAGGGTGTTGTAAAGAATTGGAAGTTTGTTTATGATTATGCATCAACAGTGTCAGTGCAGCGTGTTGACAAAAAGAAACGACCAGTGATATTCAGTACATCATCAACTGAACGTCCTGTTGGTGAGTCTGCTTATTTGAAATGGAATGGCCTACAGATCATTGACCTTGATATTAAGGATGAGAATCTAGCAACACAACTGCATAAATTATTATCAAATGACCTATCACAATATAAATGGTTTCTTGGTGTATGTAAATCATCATCAGGTAAGGGTTTGCATATTTGGACAAAGATAAAACCAATCACAGTACAACTACATGACCGTAAGGTTGAGTTCAAATGTAATTTCAGACATAAGTATTCATATATATATACAATGTTATGCAAATATTGTAATATGCTTGGATATGACAAGGAAGATGTAAGTCAGAAATTCATTGATATGGCCACCAATAAACCTCAGCAAGGTTTGTTCATTGGTTATGATACTGATGTATTTATTAATACTAATTTTAAGAATCTTCGTATTGATGTAAATTTTGAATCAGCAATACAGCTTGGTATTGAAAGCATCAATTGGATTAATCATCCAGATCTGATAAACATATTCAATAAATTGGAATGGTTTGATAATGAAGAATTCAATGTTGAAAAGAATATCAGTAAGGATGATGTCACATGTGATAGTGACAGGGATCCAAACAATAAGAAGCGTCAACACTACAAGCATGCTCAACGTTGGCAGTTAGCGAATACACTTGCATCAATATTTCCATTTGATAAGGCATTACAATATATGGTTGAGATATGTCTTGATACGTCATATAAGGAGTTACGTGGTGATATAACAACAGCAACCAGATATAATAAGCCAATCAGTATGTGGGCTGTTAATGAGCTTAATAAATATTATGGATTTAAGATAAAGGTATCGAGTGACATTTATGATGAGAAACTAAAGGAGATTGAAAATGATACTTCAAATGTTGGGTCACCTGTTGAGATGCTTGCTAATAATGTTAAGACACATCATATAAATATAACATCAAAGCAGTATCTTTCCGATGTGAAGGATGAGATAATTGCTAATCTGGGCCCAATCACATTGCTTGAGGCAGGCGCAGGATATGGTAAGACAGAGATGATTAAGGCATTGAAAGCCAAGACATTATTGATACTGCCGTTCACATCAACAATTAAGTCAAAGATTGAGAAATCGGAGGTAACGTCAGATTGGTTATATTTTTATGGCAGCAATCGTCCAACAACTGAAGATCTATTAGGAAATCGTAATATAGCTATGACTATTGATAAGTTTTCACGATTGAATATTTATGAGTTGGGCATGGCACAGTTTGATTATATTGTTCTTGATGAGTCACATCTATTGTTTACTAGTAGTTATCGTGATGTGATGGGTCCAACATTACAGCGTCTTGCTAATCTAACTGCAAAGGTATTGATGATGACCGGAACACCAACAGGTGAATTATTGTTTTTTCCAAATATATCACATATCAAAGTAGTTAAGGAGGATGTTCGTAATAAGATGCTTGATGTTCATTTTTGTCCAACATCAACAGAACAATTGCTTGAGATGTGTGAAAGCATTGCTGATGACATCATTGATGGTAAGAAGATATTGTTCCCAACGAATAAAGGTAATTTATATTATGATACAGTAAAAGGAATAATACAGGAGAAGCTTGATAAGAAGAATTTTGGTAGAGAGTTGAATAGTTTTTATTATAAAAAAGCTAACTATGGTGATAATGCCATGGATAACATCAACTTTGATAAAAGCATCGGTAATAATGACATCATATTTTGTACTACATATTTAAGTGTCGGTGTTGATATTTGTGATAAGTTTAAGTTCACTGTGTATTTTGATGAGATATGGATACCGCAGGACATTGAACAGTTTGCTAATCGATTACGAAATAATGATTTGTTTATTAAGTTATTTTTGCCTCGTTATAATTCTAATGGGACACCAATAGATTATACTACTATCAATAACATTAATTTCAATATTGAAGATACTGACAGGATGTATTTGCTTAATGTTATTATGACATTGAATGACCAGATAAAACGTAATCAGGATGACAATAAGTATAATACATTATTAGCCTCAATAACCAATAGTCAGAAATGGTTTAAGTATGATGAGAATATGTGTTCATATTTTGTTGATGAGACAACATTTAAGTTACATATATTTGAGGAGCGATACGGTGAATATTCTAAGCAGCTACCTGTAATGCTGAATGGTATGAAATATTATGGTTATGATATATCATTTATAGATCATAAGGAAGAGATTACAGCGGAACGTAAGGATGCCATTGATGAGTATCTAAAACAATGCCGCACACGACGATATAATTATGTGACGAGTCATACATTTGATTTCTTAAATCATATTACTGATGATAATATTGAAGTATATAAAGAGGTGATTGCTGGTAATCTTGATATTATTCGCGGTGAAAAATATGAATTGTCACGCAAGAACAACAATCTTTATGTTGAAGACATTGAGATTCTTGAACGCAACATCCCGATAGTATTAAGTCTATATAAGAATTATGATATAGGGACGATTAAAGAGATATATCAGTTCTGTCTTGATGCTAAGCATAATAAAATAAACTTTAGTAAACTAGAGCGAATCAGAAAATTCATACGTATCGTAAACAACATCAAGAAACAACGATTGGATTTCCCTATTTATAAATTTGTTGTTGATAGTAAAAAATGGGCTATAGCACACCCAGAAACAAACAATAAGGAGATTGATGGGTATCTTCAAGATTACGCAGCTAAATATGCTAATACTATTCCTGATGCTATCATTGAGGATGTTAAATTCCTGGATACCATATATGAGGAAATTAAAAATCTGTGGAAGATAGTGATAGTTCAGACTACACCACATAATGGCATAATAAAAGTTCATCCATTTGAGTTGTTGTGGGAGTCACGCGAGAATATTGGTAATGCATATGAGAACACAGTAACGCATGAGTTCTTCTTAGCTGAACTTATCAATGAGCTTACACCAGATGATGTTGAAAAGCCAAAGGTAAATGACACTATTGATGTCAATACTATCCTGCCTGAGTTGGAGAAAACATCAAAGAAACATGTTACTGACGTATTGAATGATCTTAAGAACATTATGCATAATGAATTTGATTACTACAATTATTCTGCTGCTGATAGTAGTAATGATAGATTCATAGCTAAACAAGAACGCACCAATCCATTCAGGGACACCGTATTTGATAAGATACCGCAGCCTATTAATAAAGTGATTGATTCATCATTAACCAATAGTGACATATTAAATGACACCTTATTTGATGATAGTGATGTCACTGAATCCGAATTATGAATTTAAAATCTTCATATAGTAATTATGTGAAGATTTTTTATTTTTAATTTGGAGGTAACCATAAGTTATGAAGTCATTTTCAAGTACATTAAATAGAGGTGGTGCAACATTATCACAAACATCAACAGCAGCATCCAGTAATGCTGATGTATTAAGAAATGCTTTTAATAAAGCATTGAATGATGCTGCAGGTGGAGCAAGCACAGGTGCTAATCTTGATATTGAAGGTATCAATTATAATTCACAGTATGATGTTGAGGAATTTCTCAATAATCTAGATATTTCTGTCCGTCAGACGGCACGCGAAAATCATATTGATATGAATAATGATACCCCATTGACAAAGAGGTTTGAAAATGGAATAAATATGGGTGATGAGGTATTTGCTGTTGCTGATAGATATCGTTCATATTTCAAAAAGGTAATGCCTGTATTGATTGGTAGGGCAATTACTGATGAGAAAGACCAGAAAATAACAAATACTGCCGTTGTTTCCATGGTGGGAACACCATCATTATTTAATCCTTATTATGCTGTTGAGGCATTGGGCATTATTGACCCAATACCATTAAGGGAAACTGATACCGGCGCACGTCAGGCAGCAGGAAATGCTATTGATGGTACTGATGGTAGTGCTAATGCCGCTAATGGTAACATAACTAAAGATGCTAATGCTTATGATTGTTCAATAAAGAATCTTGTAGAGTTATCAAAGAATAAAGAATCACGATTAGGTAATGCTACATATAAGTATGCTGATTTTATGTATTGTAAAGATCTCGGCAAGGTATCTAACAATCATATGATAACATTACGCCGATATGCTACACCAATTGGTGATAATATATTTTCAACAAAAAGAGATGGAAATAATAGAAATAATGCTAATGCATGTCAGCTTGGTGATATTGGTAGAATGATAACATGGTTTGGCACTGAGGACAACAAATTGGAGGACATAATGCATTATTCATTTCATGCTGAATTTCAGGAATTCAAATCTGACATACAATCAATAGATTCGGCAGAAGATGAGGATCATAGAGTATTGAACATTATGGCTAATATGATGAATCCAGAATATCCTGAAGCTATAGCTAAGGGATATGCAAATGCACCATTTGGAAATTCATGGCCGCAGAAAGATTATAAAGGTAATAATCCCGGTGTTCCAAATGCAACGTGGGATACATATAACATTTATGAGCCTAAAGACACAATGCGTTCAACACATATATATACCGGTAATTTAATATTTTCTCATGAGTTCACATTAAACTTTTCATATAAGTTACGATCATATGACAATATAAATCCAAAGTCAGCCTTTCTTGATTTGATTGCTAATGTATTGGCTACTACATATAGAAATGGTAGATTCTGGGGTGGTGAAAGACGTATACATGGTATGCAAAGAAGTGATGCTGGTTGGAAGCAAATAGCAAAGTTACTTGATGCTGCAGGCAATGATGCATCAAAGATTATTGCATCATTATCAGGATTACAGTCTAAAGCGGATATTAATGCATTTTTAAGCAAAGTGTCAGAAGGGCTAAAAAGTTCGGAAACTATCAAAAATATTGGTGAATTGGCTGATGCCGCCATGGAAAACATAAAAAAGGCTATGTCAAATCCTAGCGGAATGATTAGCACATTAGGCGGCATTGCTAAAAGCGCGCTTGGACGTCCTAAATTATATGCATTTCATACATTATTACAGGGAGGTGATGTTGGATTATGGCATGTTACAATTGGTAACCCATTAAATCCAATAGCAGCATTTGGTAATCTTATAATTGATGATGTTAAAATATCTCATACCGGTCCATTGGGATTTGATGATTTTCCATCTGAATTAAAGGTAGCAGTATCATTAAAACACGCAATACCACGTGATGCATCAGATATATCACATATGTATACTGCTGGTCGTGAGCCTATATACACGCCGCTTACACCAGAGTGGCATCTTAAGCAAGATAATGTTACGAATAACGGACCAGAATTTGGCTGGGGTGCAGCTGGTGAGGTTCATTCAGTTCAACATAATTTTGATGAGATACGTTAAAAATTATCATCATCTTATCCATATTTAATTAGAATACTCTTACATCACCATATTTTTTAAGTACTTTAGTTTTATATT